GAGAGCAATATTGAGTGTTTTATTTGGAATCCCACCCTTTGTAATTTTGTTGAAAAATTCGAGGTCAAACTTGATTTTGTCCTCTTTCCTATGGTATAGATCATATCTCTCTTCGTAATCCTCTAAGTAATCATGTCCTATATGATTATCGAAAGACACAGCCAAAGCATCAGACAGAATAGTAGGAATAGCATCCCTTCCCTTGGTTTCATCTTCTCCATCTGCTAGAGCGATAGATTCCATTAATGCTAAGTATATAGCACGATCACGACACCACTTCTCAGTAGTATCCATCAACCATTGATAGTCTGCAGGTGTATCTTTTAATGAATTATTGATGTCTCTAATTTCTTTTACTTCTGCTTCCGTAAGATCTGTCCGATTATCAGTTTCTATATTTAATGCTTCTATGGTTATTGCTGAACCATACTTCACAATAAACTTAGTTATCTCTTCAAAGATAATCTTTTCAGATCTCTGCTCAAAATAGTCAGGTTGAATAAAAGGTATAACCTTTCTAGAGAACTCTTCATTATAAATTAGATTCCGAAGAACCGTTGTTTCAATTCGTTCCATATGAGAAGTATTCTTTTGCGATAGTATCAAGTTTTTGCATCACTTCTTCTGTAAAATATTCTTTGGTATTAGCAAGAATTTGTTTAGCATAAAGTTTCTTACCATTTACTTCATAACGTCCTGCAACGTTTTTCCACATACCACCTATCTCACCCAACTCAAGTAACCCATAGTAACGATCAAGACCACGATCATCATAATATAAACGAACGTCAACTTCTTTATTTTCTTTGCTTAAACGTGATTTATGAGTCTTTGCTTTGATAATATTTCCGATGACTTCTTTTCCATCTTTCTCTTTCTTTTTGCTGAGATAAACGATTGTGCTTGCTGCATACTTGAGTCCGCTACCCCCTCCCATTTCTTTAGTTGGAACATAAGCTCCGATGACATCATACGTGTGATTTGTGACAATGAGTGGGACATTTGCTTGACCTAATTTAAGTGTTAACATTCTAAAAGCACCTTTCACGAGTTGAGATTTAGTCATATCACGAACTTGTTTATCATCCAATGCATCTCGAATCTCTTTCTCTGTTGAAAGCATACCTAATGAGTCTAGCACAAACATGCAAGGTTTACGTTCTTCTTCATCTTTTTTTAAGTATATGTCGATTGCCTTTAACGCTTTACTTCTGAATTCCTCAATAGTAACTACATTTATAACAACCAACCGTGTCGTATCAACTCCACGAGACTCCAATAATCCTTTATTGACTGCTGCTTCAGTGTCAAAATAGAGACAATACCCATCAGGGTTAGTGTCCAAAAAGTTTTTGACGACAGCAAGCGAAAAATAAGTTTTACCAGTACTTGACTCACCAGCAATGGCAGTAATACGATTGCTGCTAACCCCGCC